CCGTGACCACGACGGTCTGCTTCTCGTTCTTCCCGCAGACGCCGCTGAGTGCCCGCACGTTCGTCATCGCCAACGCGCCGATGAACTCGACCACCCAGCCGGCCGGGTCGCCGTCCGTCACGGCGACATTTGCGCCGTTGACGCTGCTCAAGGCCCGCAAGGCGGTTTGCAAGTCGGCCGAGGAAACGTTGTAAGCCAACTCGGCAGTCGCTTGGCCGTCATAAGTCAGAACCAGCTTGTCGCCGGCCGCGCCGCCCGAGACCGCGACGGTCTGTTTCTCGTTTCTCCCGCACGTCCCTGTCATGGCCGGCACATCGGTCTTCGCCAATGCGCCGATGAACTCGACCACCCAGCCTGCCGGGTCGCCGTCCGTCACGGCGACATTCGCGCCGTTGATGTTATTCAAGGCCCGCAAGGCGGTCTGCACGTTGGCCGAGGAGATGTCGTAAGCCAACTCGGCAGTCGATTGACCGTCATAGGACAGGACCACATTGTCGCCGGCCGTGCCGCCCGTGACCGCGACGGTCTGCCTCGCGTTGATCCCGCCATCGGTGCTGCCCATCAGCGCCACGTCGGTCTTCGCCAAGGCACCCTTGAACTCGACCGTGTACGGGCCGCCGGGGTCTCCGCTGACATCGACATTGCCTGCGCCTACCACGCCCTCCAAGGCGGTCTTCACATCGGCTGCCGCCGCACCAGTGGAAATCGGAGCGGTCGGCACGCCGTTGAGCGAAAGCGTGAAGCTCTCACCGGCGACCGTGCCAGCCAGCACGACATGCTGTTGCGAGTTGCTGGCAGGGCTGGCCGTGACGTAGACCTTGCTCACGTCGGCAATCTCGACTTCAACCTCTTCCCCGGCCGGGAGCGGATAGCCGCTATCGACCGTGACGCCTGCTGGGCCGACATAGACGACGGCCGTGTTGCCAGTCGCCGCTCGCACGCGCACGCCCTTGTACACCTTTTCCGGTGCGTACTCCCGCCGCACGAGAGGACGAGCCACTGCGTCTGCGCCGCCGTGTCCGACCCGAAACTCGCTTACCGCCGTCCGCTCTATGTTCATTGTCGCACCCTCTGTGTCAGCTCGTGTCGAACTAGGTCAGCTTCGGCTTTCCCGTGCCCCGCACGCGCGGGGCCGTGGTCGGCTGCAAGTCGGTGTTACGGCTGGCCGCCTTCTCTTCGGACCCGGCGTTGGGATCGGCTGAAAGGTCCGGGACGCCACGCGCCGCCGGGTCGCCATTGCCCCCACCGCCTCCGCCGACTGCGCCTTGGCTCTCGGCAATCACCTTCAGCCGCTCGGCATGATCCTTGCGGGCCGCCAGGTACTCGTCGTCGTCGAAGCCCAGGGCCACGGAACCCGTCTTCTCGCCGACCAGTCCCGCCTGCGCCGCCAGGATGATCGTCTGCGGGTCGCTGTTGGTGTAGTGGGCGTTGTCGATCTCCTCGTTGATCGCCTCCAGATCGTCCACGCTGACCTTGCCGCCCAAAAGGGCCTGGACGATCCCTTTCGACAGCTCCCGCTTGACCTTGCGGCCGGGGACCGAATTCATCAGCTTCGTCAAGTCCTGCGCCTCTTTGATGCGGTCGGCGTCGGTCTTGAGCGAATACCGATCCGGGTACTTGATCGTGGCGACTTCGCGCTTCGAGACGACCCGCTCCTCGTAGGCGGCCCAGTGCTCGCAAAGCTGGCGCTCGGCGCTTTCCAGCAGTAGCCCGATGTAGCTCAGCCCCGCTTCGAGGCCCTGGTTGTCCATCACCTTCGACTCGGCAGACGCCCGCACCGCCAACGCCGAGACCGCCAGGTTGACCAGTTCGCGGATGTCCTGCTTTAGCCGGTTCTGCAAGTCCAGGCTTGCCCGCAGCGGTTCGGCGGACGGGTTGATGAAGGCCGGCGGATTCATCCCCTTGTCGTAAGACCGGCCGTGGGTTGCCCCGACCTTGATGTCCGTCTCGGCCGCGCCTTGACCGCCCGTGGTGGCCGTGCCGTCCGCCGTGGCGGCCTGTTTCAAGTGGGCGCCCACCGCCCGCAAGTCCTTCTGCTCGATGTAGAATGGAAAATTGCTCCGGAGAGCGTAGCTCACGTCGCTCGAACCCAGATTCAACAGCGCGATCTGATGGCCACACACGTCCTTTATCAGGCTGTTGCCGATGTCCAGCATCACAAACGGGATACGGGTCAATTCCAATTCGACCGCCCCGGCCGGCTGGCCCTGCTGATCGACGGGCGCTCCCTGAATGTCGTAAAACTGCACGTTGACCTTGCCGGTGTCCGGGTTGATCCACAGATAACGATACCGCTGCACCTGGACGGTCGGCAGGAAGTAACTCTGGTCGAACTGCATCACCGTGTCCCGCAGCAGGACCGCCTGGAACTCGCTCGGCTCTTCTGGCTTCGAGCAGGTCCAACTCAGGATGTCTTCGATGTCGTACCGATAGAGGTACGGCGCGACGTTGCCTGTGTTGGCGAGTGTCGCAGTCGGCGGAATCAGCGGGGCATCGACGAAGATGCCCACCCGTCCCATGACCAGCAACTCGGTCAAGACCTTCACGCCGACAAAGGCGTTCATGGTCGAGCCGCGCCGGTCCACGCCAAGGTTCAAGCCGTTGACGGCGTTCTGATACGTCTTGCTGCCGCCCTTGCGCGTGATGTCCCGCATCCGCTGATAGATGGCGTTGCGGATGTCGTTGATGGCTGCCCCAGCGAACCTGGGAATGGGCGTCACCTGCTTGCGGGCGTTGAACTCCGCCTGGTCTTCCCGCCCGGAGAACTTCTCCAGGTAGATTTCACGAAACTCGTCGCCGCCGTCGTAGGTCAAGCGCCACTTGCGCCAGTCCGTCATGCCGGACAGGTAGCCGGGGTGGCGGCTATCGACCAGGTTGATTACTGCACTGTCGGGCATGACTGGCCTTCCGTTACGTCACTTTTCCGATGTCTTCGCCGCCGGACGAAATGGGTGCCAACGCCAGGCCGATGTCGGCGTAGCACAGCGAATGTGCGAAGTGGTCGGCCCCGGTGTTCACGTACTCGGCCGCCATGTTGCCCGTCTCGTCCTTCTTGTAGGTCCGCACCAGGTTTCTCACATGCTCCCGATACTCGAACGAAATGTCGCGTGGCAGCAGGATTCGCGGCGGATTGGCCTTGAAGCGACCGAGAGTACACGAAAGCCAGTTCGTCCTATCCACCGTGGCGAAGGGGGCACCCGTTTCCTCTTCACTCAGGGTGATTTCCTTGGCAGTCCGCCCTCGCCGGTAGCGCGTCAGCCAGACGTAGCCGTGAAACTTCTTGGCGAAGCGGCGGGCGTCGTTGGTGAACGGATCTGCATCCACGACGCAGGCCAAGACCTGCCACTCCCGCATCAATTCGTCCAGATACTCCCATTCCTCGCCCGAGAATTTGCCGAACCACAGTAGCTTGCCGATAGCTGCCGCATTGATGTCTGTGCCGGGATGCCTGTCGAACAACCACTCCACGGCCGAGATATAGCCCGTCTTCCCCTGGTCCACACCCATCGTTATCAGGCGACTGCCGCCGATCTGCGGCCGAGTGTCGTTGATCGAGTGCCCTTTGATGCAGGCTTCGATCATCTCGTCCGTGACCTGGGCACCCTCGCCGATGAACGGCACACCCAGCTTGCTGCAATGGAACTCCGTGTTCGCCGCCTCGTCGCCCAGCCCGCGATGGTAGGCGATCACCAATTCGCCCGGCGTCACTGTGGACGAGTAGAGCTGGTTGATGTAAAAGCCACGCGACTCATTGGCCGAGACGTTTGGTTCCGTCGCCCGCCACTTGCCGCCGGTCAGGAATTCCGGCTTGGCTTTGTGGTCCAGCTTGTGTTTGCACTCCTTGCATTTGAGGAACGATTCCTGGCAGCGGGGATCGTTGACCGACTCGCCGATGATCTCCACGCAGTCCGGCCAGATCAGCTCCGTCCAGCGCGAGCAGTGTGGACACTCGAAATAGAAGTGCTCCTGGGTGCTGGTCAGATACAGCTTGTGGATGCCATACTTCGGCACAGTCGGCGTCGAGATCGCCAGGATGTGCTTCTCGATCTGGCCCGACAACCGCTCCAACGCGAGCCACACCGCATGGGTGTCCATCTCGTCCAATTCGTCCAAGACCAACTCGGACACCGGGATGGACTTCAGGTTGCTGTCGCCACGGCTACCACGGATGTACAGGACGTTCGTGCCGGTCGATTTTAGCCCTACGGTGTTCGTATCGACGAACAGGCTCTTCAGGTACTCGCTCAGCTTCAGTGCCGTGGCGAAGCGGGCCTTGGAAAAGTCGCTCGCGTTCAAGGTCGTCGGCAGGACGTAAAGCACGTCCCGTTTCGACTGGTCGAGCGTGAAGAAGGCCCGGTTGATCCCCGTCTCCGTCACGCCCAACTGGGCGGCCTTCATGGCGACGGTCCAGGCCGCCTTGCTGTCGTGGATCTCCCGACACCACGGGTGGCGTGCGAAGCTGTATGGACCGTTAAAAGGTGCCCCCATCACCCGTCGATGTTCGGCCCACCGGCTGCACGACCGAAGGTTGTTGCTGCGCAATCCCTCCCCCAAGGCCAGTCGCAACTCGTCCAGGAAATTCATGGAGCGGTGTCATTGGTTTACTTGAGGTTGCAGCTCAGGCTCGCGTGGGACAGCGGCAAGTGCGACTCGCTGGTTGCTTCGGCGTTCGGCCTGGTGCAACCTCATGTTTCGTTCCCGGCGGCGACGGGGGCCAACCATGTTAGCGGGCTTCGGTTCGTGCGCCGGCTGCGATTCAGCACGGCAATTGCGACAACGGCGGCGTGCCAAAGCAGTCACCTACAGCCCCAGCCGTTGCGGATGATCACCAACACTTCGCTGGCGTTGTTCGTGCGAAGCGGATTGCGTCCGCATAGGTAGAAGATGTAGGTCGGCGTCGCCGTGATGCCGTACTGCCGCGCGATCGCCGGGTTTTCGTCCACGTCGTAGATGCGAACATCGACGCCCGCCGCCTCGATCTGGGCCACCAGCGGCTTCTGCGCCCTGCACGGGCCGCACCAGGACGCCGTGAAGACGAGCATCAGGGGCCGCTTGCAAGGACAATTCGGCGGCATCGGCGCTTGCGGCTGTTCGCAGCCGGCAAGCAGGCAAAGGATCGTAAGGGCGAGGAACAATCGTCGGTACATCATCAGGTTCTCCGATTCTCGGGCGGCTCGCGTCAGTGCTCCGGGAGCCGCCGGAGAATCGGCCCCGCGTATGACCGCAGGGCCGACCTCTTTCCTACCGGCCCATGATGCACGTCACCCGAGGCGGGGAGCGGTGCGGCCGGTGTGTTGACTTACGACTTGGCGGGGGCGGCGGGAGCCGGGGCTACCGCCGTGCTCGGCGCGGCGGCCGAGGCAGCGGTCGGAGCCGGGGGCGCAGTCGGCGCGGCGGCCGGCGTCGGCCCAGCGGCCGGGGCACCCTCGATCTCGGCGATCTTGGCCTTAATCAGGGCCATACCCTCGGGCGTGGCGAGCTTCCTGGCCAGCACGTTCTCGTAGGTCTGCTCCAATTCCTTCTCGATGGCGTCACTGCCGGACTCGACCAGCTTGGCGACATCGTGGATCTTCTCGACCATGTCTTGCACGTCGCCCACGGCGAAGTCTTCCAAGAGGGCGGGGAGCAGCTTCAATCCGTTGTCCCGCAGCTTGGCGGCGAGCACCTGGGCGGCGCGTTTCTTCGCCATCAGCTTGGTGTTCTCGCCGTAGAGCCACTTGCCAACTTCACGGCCGATCAGCACGGCGACCACAGCGGCCAGAATCCAGATCACGACGGTGGGGTTCATCTTTTCTTCTCCGGGTTTCAAGGTGGCCGTCCTTCGACGGCCGAAGGTTCATGGGAAATGCAGACGATGCGACTACTTCACGGGCGGATTCAGCTTGTCGTACAGCTTGCGGCCGTAGCCAGCCGTCATGCCACCGAGCACGCCGACCACGCACACCAGGGTCAACGTCCAAAGGGGCGGCTCCGCCTGCACGTCGGGATCGACGTTCGGCGTGCCGCCGTCGTCAATCGGCTGTGGCGCTGGGTCCGGCTGCGGTTGCGGATTCGGCTGCGGATTCGGGCAGGGGCCAGGGCACCGCCGCTCCATGTCCCGCCGCCAAGGCAGAATCGGCCGAAGCCCTTGGGCCGTACTGACCGCGCCTGCCAAGGCACCGTTCAAGCTGGCCGCCGTCATGGGCAGGTACTTCCCGGCCGCTTCGTAGACCACGGTGCCATCCGCCTTCTGCATCCGCACGGTGGGCAAAGCCTTCACGTTGCCGGCGTAACGGGCTTGGTAGACGGCCGTGTCGCTCGTGACCGAACAGAACTGGACCTGATCCTTCAGCTTCTTCAGGCTGGCGTTGGTGTCGAACCAGCCCACGATCTCGTTGTAGCGGGAGTCGGTCGCATTGCCGACCACGCTGACGTACCACTTGCTCTGGTCTTGCGGAAGGTTGACGACCCGCTCTTCGGCCAGGACACCGTTGACGGTATCGGCGAGGCAGGGGACGGCCGCCGCGAACACGGCGAGCAAGCACAGCACACTCAGGAGCAGCTTGTTCATGGTTTCCTCTCGTTGCAAAATGTGTTTCAGGGACTATTGCGGAAGCGGAGCCGCAGGGGCGTAAATCGGCGTCACCGCCCATCCGTAACTCGCCTTCCATTCAGCGATCAGCGTCTCTCGCGGAACCCAGATGAAGTTCTCGACGTTGTTGTTGTCGAGGATCGCGGCCCACTTGTCGTCGAGATGCACCAGGGCGACCATGTGCGCGCCGCCCATGACCGTGATGCCGCAGCCTCGTCTTGTGCGGCACGCCCATTCCAGGAAGCGCACGTCGCCGTTGGTGACATAGGCGTAACGGATTCCCTCTCGATCGAGCTTCGCGGCGAGGTCTTCCGGCTGCTCACCGTCGCCGTAGGTCTGCCGCCAGTGGTCGGCCGTCTTCAGCCGGTACTGCCAGCGGAGCAGCGAAATCATGGTGGCGTGAACGCAAGACCCCATGCCCTGGTCGCCGATCCAGTTGCGTTGCCGCA